AATAACATTCAATATCAATGCATAAAATCTATGGCAGAATTAGAGTTGAATATTGATGGATCAAAATCGATTAAGAAACTTATACTAGAGTAATGAAGAAAGCAAATAAGAAAAGAAATCCAGTTGCAAAACAACTTAGACATTTTAAACAAAAGGTGGTAAAGAATAAGAAAGCATACGATAGGAAGAATTATGGTAAAACCAGTAGACATAACGAAGACAGTCATAGTACCCAAGCCGCAGGATAAACAAGAAAATTTAAAATCTTTTTTTATTGGTTATGTAGACCAATACATAGAACCTGTTACAACTGAAGTTACAGTTGATGTACCTGAAACAGTTAAACAACCACACCTTGATAACTCTAAACCAGATACAAAATGGAGAGAGATTTATTAATGGCTAAAGATAAAAAAGGTAAACAGTGGGATGGTAGATCTAGAGTATCTAATGATACTTATCGTAAAAGATTTAATGAAATTTTTAAAAAGAAAGAAAAAACTTTGAATGAAGAATTGATGGAAGGATTTGAAAAAGAACAAAAAGATTTAGAAGAATCATACAAACAATCAATAAAAAATAAAAAAGAAAGACAAAAAGATTTACAAAATATAACTGTAAATAAAAATATACAAACAGAAATTGTGAATGGTACTTGTCCTACTTGTTCAGTAGAAACTGTGTTAGTTTCTATCTGGCCTAATTTATTTAGATGTATGACATGCGGCACGGACCTAGAACAAAAAGTAAATGGTAAGATAAGTTACATACCAAACACAAAAAACATAGAACTAAGAATGAAAATAGATGGCTAAAAAAGCTAAAGGATTATACGCAAAGGTTGCACACGAACCTATCTTTCACAAAACGTCGATTGGACGTAAACCTAGTCTTGCAAAAATGAACAAAAGTAAGCGACGTAGTTTTAAGGCTTACAAAGGTCAGGGAAAATAACCCCTAGCTCTTAAAGAATATAAGAGCTAAAGGGAAGAAGGTGTGAATACTGTGACATATATACAACAGTCACATCATTGTCAAGTAGTCTGCATTGGGGCACAGGTAAACTTAACATACATATCATATTGATTAACATCCGTTCTTCCGATTTCTATCATTTTATTTATAGATTCTTGATAGCCAGCAAGCATACACTGATACATATCAGGATATGTAGTAGGCCAATCATATGGTGGCATACATTCTACAGCAACTCCAGAACAAAGTATTAAAGATAATAATATTTTCATTTTCCCCTTGACTATATTATCCCATATATTATATTAACTTCAACATAGAAGGAATATAACATGACAGATATAACTAAATATAAAAACGTTTCCTTATCCAAAAAAACTTATATGGATGTTGGAACACTAAGTAAAGAAATATTCGATGTGCCTTTGTCACTCTCAAAGACAATAGAATATTTAGTAGAAAAAGAAATGAAGAAGGTAAGTAAAAAGGTGAATGGAAATGGAAAAGAAAGATAAAATAATTTGTCCAGCATGTAAAGGTAATGGCTACGTTAGAATACCTTACAGATTGGCCAAAGAAGAAGTAACAGCACAATGTGGTGTTTGTGATTCGGAAGGAGAAATTTATCCAGATGAGGCCGATGATATTATTATTGACTCTGATGGTATTCACAGGTTGCAGTAAGATAGACTACAACGTGAATCCTTGGACCACTGTGTTAAACCAAATGATAAAACATGATAGATAAATTTGTATATCAAACTTTACACTTTATAATGAAGTGGGCAGGCACATTAAACTCGTGGGCTTGGCGTAAGCACGTAAAGATAATTAGATCTAAACAAGAAAGAGAGAATGAAGAGTATCTAAAAGAGTTAAAGAAAAAGTTATGAAACAGTTAACGATAACGAGTAAAGATATAAGTCCAAAACAATGGAACATTTTATTATTAGAATTAAATATAATTAGAAAAGCTTGGGCGCCATATGCTAAACTAGATATCAAAGCGCCTAGTTTTAATAAGATTGTAAAATGGGGGACTAGAAAGTATGATGCAAGAGATTGATCGAGTTGCTAATCTTTGGGAACAAACAAAAAACCCAAAGTATAAAGATCTTTGGTATAAATTAATTAGGGAGTGGAACAATGGATTTAATACTACTAAACGACGGGGTGTATCATCTAGTCGAAGTAACGAAAGAAATGACGAAGGGAATAACACTGTTAAGCAAGGCAGATTGTTTTGATCTTTGTGATATATTAAGGATGCATTTGACTACTTATTATGATTATCCCATCAACGCGCATATGATGAAGGATAATACCGGACAAATGTTTGGATGCATATGCCACGAATAAAATTTAAGAGTATGAAAAGGACCTCCGTCCAAGTAAAGCCTAGCGCTAGCCTCTGTACGGCAACCTATGAAGCGGTAAGTAACCGTGGAGGTGTGGAGCCTTTGCTCTCCTGGGAGTACGTGCACGGAAACCAGGAGGGTTGATATGGTATGTAGTTTATTAATTGTAATAGGAATCTACGCAATAGTCGTAGGTATGCTAGTAATGTGGAATAAAGAAGAAATAAAATGAAAGAAGTTTTAAAATATCCAGATACATTTCTACGTCAGAAATCGCATGTAGTGATGTTGCCTCTATCAGAACAAGATAGAGAACTGATAGAAGATATGTCTCTGACCATGTACAAAGAAAATGGTATAGGTTTAGCTGCAGTACAGATAGGATATTTAAAAAGAATTTGTGTACTTGATATAAGTCCATCAAGAGCGAATCCAATTGTGATGATCAATCCAATTGTAAAAAATAAATCAGAAGAAACTTTGACTATGGAAGAAGGATGTTTATCTGCTCCTGGTAAAGTTGGAAAGGTAAAAAGACATTTAAGATTGACCGTAAACTATTGGTGTAAACATGAAGAAGAACACGAAAAGACTTTTTATGATTTACATGCGCAGGTGATACAGCATGAGCTAGATCACATGGACGGGAAACTTTGTGTAGATTATGACAAACATTAGTGTTGCAGATGTTGGCTATATTGCTGGCTTATTTGATGGAGAAGGAAGTTTACATATACGTAGAGGATGGGAAAAGAAAAAGAAACATAAGAATAAACCAGGATATCGTATGTCTAATTCTATGAGAATTAGCATGGAGATATCGATGACCGATGAGATGGTGATACGCTGGGTCCACGAGATACTTGCAGTTGGAACTGTGATACGCCGGGACATAAAAGGTAAAACTAAATCAGGTGGTAAATTTAAAACACAGTGGCGTTGGCGATGTACTTTTAGAGATTGCTATTATGTATGCAGATTGTTATGGCCACATGCGAAAGTAAAAATGCATAAATTGGAACAAGTAATTGATCACTATGAACCAGAATATATAATGAACGAAAAGGTAGTAAGCTTACATGAGTACAGAAAAAACATGGACATGGAATAAACTTTATCATTACCCGCCGTCGACTCGTAGTACGACAGACGGACTTAGAACTTATGATGTTGGTAATGAGAAGCTGCCGAGTGTAACAACAATACTTGGTAAAACTAAAAGTCCGGAGGCGCAAGAATCTATAGCCAGGTGGCAAGCGAAGGTTGGCATGGAGCAAGCGACAAGGATCAAGGAACAAGCGGCTAGCAGGGGTACAAACGTACACATGCATCTAGAAAAATATATTTTAGGGGAAGGCCATCTGGATTTAACGCCAGAAGGCAAAACTGCAAAGGCAATGTCCGATACAATAATTAGTAAAGGATTCAATGATTTACAAGAAATTTGGGGAAGTGAAGTGGTTATTCATTACCCAGGTTTGTACGCAGGAGCTACAGACCTTGTTGGAGTCTATGACTATGAAGATAGTATTATAGATTTTAAACAAAGTAATAAACCAAAACGTAAAGAGTGGATTGAGGATTATTTTCTACAGTTGGGTGCATATGCTATGGCACACAATTATGTATATAGAACTCAAATTACACAAGGAGTTATATTGATGTGTACTCCAGATAATTATTTCCAAAAGTTTCAAATAAAAGGGAAAGAGTTTATTAAATATCAGCATCAATTTCTAGAAAGGGTTAGTAAATACTATGAAACAAAAAATAATTGATCTCGTTGAAAAGAAAATTTTAGCAGAGATGTATGTGGATGAGAAAAGTCTAAAGACAATGTTAGATATAGAAACGGGTGATGTACCAGCCGAGCAGCTAGACGCATTGTTGGTCAGAATACAGCAGCTTTTAGGCAAAGTTGCCATAAATCAAGATAAAATTATATTGTTACAAGATATTACAAACGACAAAGTGTGATATATTTGCAACAGTGTGTTGTTTAGAATGATTCTAAAATATAAAAATCTAGGTTTTATGCGGTTGATCACGAATCTATAGGTTTTTAAAAACTATGAAATTGTTAAAACAGCACTTTTAATTTACACGTGATCTCGTGATTTCGTGATCAGCAAGGAATACCAACGGTTTTAGGGTTTACAGGGGCCGCGCGGGACTTTTGGGTACCAAAATCCAGCAAAAAATTCTAGAAAATGCTATAGGGTCTGATATGATAGGTAGAAATAAACATTGGCAAGCGCCATCCGACTGGATGAACGAGTTCAATAAGGTACACAACCCAGATTATTATTATGGCAAGAAAAAAACCAAGAAGAAGAAAGCAAGTCGTCCCAAGTCAACCCAACGATATCCCGTATACAAAGTACAGGATTGAGTGGACCGATGCGTTATCCGATTCGGGTTGGGCTGATGACAGAGAGTTTACTAAAATGAAATTAGCTAAACCAGTTAATGAAGGTTGGTTGTTTTCTAAAGATAAAGATTCTGTAAAAGTATTTGCGTCATATGATTTAGACCCTATTACAAAAGAAATGACATTTGGTGATCGTACTATGATTCCTACGTCTTGGGTTATTAAGATGACTAAATTAACTTAATGGAAGTTTAGGTTTTTTATCCTGTGGAGACTTTGTTTCTTCTTTTTTGTCTAACAACAGTGAGTTATCAGTTACTATCGTATTGATTCTTTCATTCAATTCATCTTCAGATAGGTCTTCTATCTTACCAGTTCTAATAATTTTTTGTTCAATGTATAGACCACCTACAGCACCACGTGCTTTCTCTGCGTTTGTTGCTGCAGAATATGATTTAGATTTTATTGCTTCATCTCTAATTTTAGCTAGCTCTGTTAAGTGACCACCAAAAGATATGTTGTGTTTTTTGTAGTTCTCTTCTCGTAGTTCTCCAATGTGTTTAACTACTAGTGGATAGTATTTTGGGTTTTGTAGCTCACTTGCTTTTTTACGAAGTGTTGCATTGTCCCCTTCATACCCTGCTTCTTTAGCACATTCATAGGCAAACTTATGGCCTTCATTGAATACCAATAGCTCTGCAAACTTACGTTGCATAGGTGTGAGTCTAGAGGGTAGCCCTGGTTTCTTCTTTGTTTCTATTTCTGACATGATTGACAATATAACCATAATATCTTATAAAATCAACTCATGAAAGATAAGCGTACATATACAGATTTGAAAGAACACGGCATAGATATATCCTACGAAAATGAAGTTAAGTTTGAGTCTGATGATCGAGGGAGCCTTGATCTTACAAGACAAATAGACATGCTAAAGAAACAAAAGGAATTCTTGCAAGACAAATGCAGGCAAGCTGGTCGAGATATTACAGAACTTAAAAGAGATAATACCTTGTTGTCTTATGATGTTGCTACATTAACTAACAGAATAAAGGATTTAGAAAACAATGCTAAAAGGTAGAGATTTAATTATGATCTTCGATAGATTCGTAGGTCCAAAAAAAGGGAGCTCGGTAGCTCAAGATGCTAGGGTACAAGTTAAAACTCCAGACGGAAGATTTTTTGATGTCCAAGGAATTAATTTAGTTGAAAATAAAATTATTGGTGCTAGAGAAACACACCGAATAGTGATTTCAACTCATGAAGAAGTAGCGAAAATGGGCTCACCAATTAAGCTTTTGTAAACATCTGTTACCGTCATTATTTTGATGAAACCTGAAACAAAATTATGGCATGAGCTTAAAAGAATTACACCACAAATTTCGTGGACTCGACTTGAAAATACTAGCGTATTTGGTACTCCCGATCTATTGGGTTATAATAATTCTGGCAAGTTTTTCACTGTTGAGCTGAAGGTAACATCCGGTAACAAAATCCGTTTTTCCCCACATCAAATTGCATTCCATGTGAAGCATCCATTGAGTAGTTTTATACTTGCCAAGAAGCCCAGTCAGGGCTCCTGCAAATTGTTTCCAGGTACCTGTATCTTGGATCTTGTATCAGAAGGATACAAGATGCCTGCTGCTTGTGACTCGAAGCTTGTAGCTTGTGGCTTATATCTATCTAATCTTCGCTAGCTTGTGGCTTGTTGCTTGTAGCTTGTGACTTATGCTTGTTGCTTGTTGCTTGTGACTTTGAGCTTGTGGCTTTTTTGGTTTGGCCCGGACCAGGACGTACGCGCTTGGTAAGGCCGTACGAGCCCGAAGCGCTAATAGTCTGGTCCGATTTATTACAACGGCTATGTGCCGGTCGACTGCTGTTCACTTGAACACCAGCTCGTCGTAATTCTTTATAATATTTTGGGTGCCTGAATACTAACATTAATGTTTTCCGTAACTAACGTTATTATAATCTCTATTCCAGCATTGTCTACAGTCACCGCAGCTGTTGCCCTGGCTTGGTGCTGGGCAGCTCGCGCCGCCCTTACTTGTCACCGTTGACGTCCAAGGCCAAAATTTAACTGGCCCCTGGTCTATCATATGCGAGGACATACGAATTATTAAATTTGATGGAACCTCTTCAGGTTTTATTTGCTTGAGTATAACAGCCTCCCGCGTAGGCATCCAGTGCCTGGTCTCCGGTGTCTGTCTACATACTTCAAAAATTTTATTTAAATGATCAAGATCTTGTATATCTCCTGCATCATGCCATCTAAACCACTGTTGATTTTTTACTTGTGCAACCATTGCTGTGATCCATCGCTGGTCCTTCAAAGCTTTTAGTCTAATGTACTGTGCCGCCTTGATGGCTTTGTATCTTGTATAGTTACCCTTCAGAGCGTAACAGCTAGCGCAAACGCTGCCCTTAACCTTCCTGAGCTTCGAGCCTGTTTTGCATTCCCACGCTGGCAGGCTGTAACTTAGGCCTGGCATTTTACTTGTACGTGTTAAGCTGCCTGTAATTTGTTTTGCTTCTTTTACTTTCATATTTCCTCGCTTTCTAAATCTTATATAATCCTATACTGTGCAATTGTCAAGCGCTTGTTGCTTGAAGCTTGCGGCTTGTAGCTTGCTACTTGTTGCTTTTTCCGGACCAGCCAACGCCAGAGTCTCTGTGATCTAGCGGCGGCGGCGCGTTGACTGATCCCAGGTTACACTAGAACTACTTCAGATTTAGGTGGCAAACAACCCAGACCTCTCGACCCGTTGTAGACCTCGTTGAAGACTAGTCAAGTCTCTAATGTAACCAGGGATCAGGCCAGGTTGTCTGTGTATCCCTGGCAATAATCCTACCTACTTTTGCTGGTGTAGGTCCCATTAGGATTTATAGTTTTGTTTCAGCGATAAATCCTCAAATGAGGCTGAGCTGTATATATAAGATATTATAGGATAATAGTCAAGCATTATTTTTATCTTTTTTTATTTTTTTTCGCTTGACATATATTACCATATAATATAGGATTAGGGTAGAAAGCGAGGACACAAATGATGTACTTAATACTACGAGAAACACACTACGAGGGAATTGACAATAGTTATGATATTGAAGATTTCACAACCGACCATACAAAAGCAGTTGAAAAATTGCAAGGGTATGTTTTAATTAATGACAGAAAGGATAGGACTTATTCTATTTTAAAATATGAAAGTCCCCTAGTCTTAACGAAAGAAATGGAGGTCTAATGACTAGAATAAGATTAAATCAAGAGTACCGAAACAAGATAGCAAATAGAATGAGGGTACACCTTGAACAAGAGGACACGCAAGAAAAACAAAAGTATGATGAACTGAAAGCAAATCAGATTGACATAAATGACAATGCGTGGAAAGTTGCCGAGGGTATAGTAAGACGACACTATACCGAAGATGATGTTGAGAAAGCATACTATCTTCAAAATAAATTTGAGAATGTTTCTACTATTGCAAAAGATAGTTGTTTTCATTTTCATTATATGGGCGAGAAAGAAACAAGGGACTATGACAACAATGTCAAAATGGAACAAGCAACCATTGAGAAACATTTTGATTTTAGATTAAATGGCGACTTTGATACTAACAACAATTATTCTTCTTCAAGAGAATATTCTTATGGTTATGCTTTGTTTCGTGATGAACTAAAAGCACAAGATGATTGCAACCCAGATATTTTGATTGAACAAGAGGGCAAAGATAACAACCCACACAAAACAAAATATACTGACAATAACAATAAGTATCTTGGTAATGATGATAGTGGTTATGGCAAACAATGGAATGAGAAATACCAATTAGATTTAATTGGTAGAGATTATTGTAGAGATAGGTCTATTGCTTGTACTGAACAAGAGTTTAACTTTTTAATTGAGTGGAAAGCACAAAAGGGAAGATTTGTTGTTGCACATCAAAAATGGATTAACTCTATTTTAGACCAGATGAAAGAAATTAAAGTTGGTCTAAAAGGTTATAAATATTTAGACGAGGCATTGGAACTTTGTACTGAACTTGGTTTAAATATTACTGACGCAGAAATAATTAGAACTAACTCTACTGGACTTGTTATATATAACCCTAAAAATCTTGCAGAAAGAATTAAGGGTATGAAGAACAAAAATCAATCAAGAGCAGATAAGATAAAAGCGAGGTTATTATACGAAAATAATAATGCAGAAAGTGTAAATTAACTATTGACACCCTATCCTATATAGTATAGGATAGGGTTAGAAAGCGAGGAAAGTATGAATAACAACAAAACATTTTATATTACTTATTGGGCAAGTAAGCATAAAAAACACATCACAAGACAAGGTAAGCACGACGAAAAAAGCAGATATGGAGTAGCCAAAAATGGAACTCCTTATTATGTTTATTATGATTTAGACGCACATGGATATAGAACTGCGACTACATCTTGGAAAGTGAGGCATTAATGTTTCACGCAATATTACTTGCAATAGGATTTGCAGTTTCTTTTGCACTCTTATTTTTTGGGATTATCATTGCAATACATGCTAACACTTGGCTAGGATTATTAATTTCTGCAGTAGGATTTATTAAATTTTGGTCTTATCTACCGGAGTTACAACAATGACTCATAATTGGTGTCATGGACCAAGTTGCCATGAGAAATCTACATTAGATAGGATAAGAGGTAGCAAAGGTAATAAGGTATTAAGGACCAAAAGAATTGCATTGACTCAATGGAATCAAAACAATGTCTGGTCCCACTTTTGTAGCCAAGGTTGTTGGAATGACTTTATGAATAAACATTGGATTCAAGCCATTGCACTAGAGCCTAGACGAGAGCCACTAGTAACACCTATCAAGGACCCTGTAAAAGACTCATCAAGGTATTATAATCAATGGAACATTGAGAAGAAAGTGGGTTGACAATGCTTGACTTATCCTATATGATCCCAGAAGAAAGCGAGGATAATATGAAAGTAAAATACCCAAAAGGAATATACAAAGGACCAACAAACAAAAATGCCTTTGTAAGATATCAAGATAAGACATACACAATACCAGAACCATTTACTAAATGTTTCTTTGGTGCTGATCCTACAAGAGAACTAACAATACATAATAGGTTTAGTGATGAAACATTTCAGCAGTCGTGTAAGTTGCCAAGCTTTGCAGTTGCTATTTATGATACAATCATTGGTGCAGAAGCAAGTGAAGATTATAAACTTATGCAAAAGGGAATTACTTGGTTCCAAAAGAATTTCCCTAATCAGTACATGACATTATTAGATTAACTCCTTAACACATACCGAGTCGCTTCGCGACTCGGTCCACCCAGCTAGTAGCTTGGTACTTATTTATTATATTAATAGAGGTACCAGATCGATTCCGAAAAAAGTAAATTAGTTATTTAGTAAAACCCTTTTATATAAAAGGGGTCCCACAACTCTAGGTTGAATTGCTTGATTTAGATAGTTAATGATGGTAAAAAACGTTTTGGTACCATAAGAGTTCTTATGCAAAATATTATAAAAAAAATTTTAAAAGAAAAAGATATAGATAATTTAGACCCTGAAACTAGACGTGAACTAAAAAGATATTTAGTGCAGCTAGATCAAAAACAAAAGCATACTAAAATACAAACAGATTTTATGGCTTTTGTAAAACATATGTGGCCTGATTTTATTGAAGGTGAACACCACAGAATTATTGCAGAAAAATTTAATAGATTACGAAGCGGTGATCTTAAAAGATTAATTGTAAATATGCCGCCAAGGCATACCAAATCTGAGTTTGCATCTTTTTTATTACCAGCCTGGATGATAGGTGACCAACCAAAATTAA